TGCCTGTACTTCAGTAACTACCAAAATAGATACTCGTGTAAGGGGAAGACAAGCTGTATTAAGAATTCAGTCTAATGATACAAACACTAACGATACAGGAATGGGTTTTAGACTAGGAGCAACTCGTATAGATATAAAACCTGACGGAATGAGGTAATGGCTAAGCTATTAGAAACGAAACTTCCTGTAGCTATAGGACCTATTGACCCTGCGATATTTAATCGGTTAGTTAGAATATTAGAACTAAGTTTAAACAGAGTAAATGTAGGCTCTACTATAAACGTTAATGAGTCTCAACGAAATATAAACCAGTTTAATACAGGCGATATTATTTGGAATTTAACTACTAAACAACTTCAACTATGGACAGGAGAACAATGGTCAGATATTTATTCAGGAACAGAAAAAGGAGTTCAGGGAACTGTGACTCTTGGACAAGTAAGCGTTTCAACTGGTGGAGACATCCTAGTAAAAGTATTATAAACGGAGGTAATATGAATTTAACGAAGTTACAAGAAGAATTAACTTTTGATGAAGGCTGTATAGATAAAATATATCTAGACCATTTAGGTTATCCTACTTTTGGTATAGGTCATCTAATACTAGAAACAGACCCTGAACATGGACAAGCTGTAGACACACCTGTCTCTAAAGAAAGAATAGACGAATGTTTCAAAAACGATATACAAAACGTTATAAACGATTTAGATAGAAACTTGGTTTGGTGGAAAGATTTACCTGAAGATTTACAAAGAGTTATGGCTAATATGTGTTTTAACTTAGGTATTACACGTTTATTAAAATTTAAAAACTTTTTAGCAGCTATGGAAAATAATGATTGGGATAAAGCAGCGGTAGAAATGTTAGATAGCCGATGGGCTATACAAGTAGGTCCTAGAGCGATAAGATTGAAAGATAGAGTTTTAAAAGGACAACTATGAAAGGCGTTAATCATTATAAAAAAGACGGTACTTTACACAAAGGAGGCACTCATAAAATGCCTAACGGAAGTTTACACTCAGGTAAAACTCACGGTAAAACTAGTGTAAAACTTTTTCATTACGGTGAGCTATCTAAAACTGCAAAAGCTAAAGCTAGAAAAAACAGGAGAAAATAAACATGGCGGCAAAAAAGAAATCTAGTAGTAAATACCATACAACTAAAGACGGTAGACGAGCTAAAAAAGGTTTATGGTATAACATTAATAAAAGGAAAAAAGCGGGAACAAGCAGACCAGGAAAAGGAACTGTAAGCGATAAAGCTATTAAACGTTCTAGAAAAACAACTAAAAAGAAATAATGCCTAGAAAAAAAGAAAAGCCTATAAGACGTACTACAGGTAAAGGCGGTAATTACCGCTCAACTAAATCTGGTGCAGGTATGACTAAAAAAGGAGTAGCCGCTTATAAAAGAAAAAATCCTGGAAGTAAATTAAAAACAGCGGTTACAGGCAAAGTTAAAAAAGGAAGTAAAGCAGCAAAAAGAAGAAAATCTTATTGTGCTAGAAGTGCAGGACAGATGAAGAAGTTTCCCAAAGCTGCTAAAAATCCTAATTCAAGATTACGTCAAGCACGTAAAAGGTGGAAATGTTAAATGGCTAAAAAAGCACCTGATGCGTTTGTATACAACGCAACGTTAGAAAAGATAGTAGATGGAGACACTTTTGACTGTTGTCTCGATTTAGGTTTTGATGTTAAACTACATAAACAAAGAGTTCGTCTTTCTGGCATTGATACCCCAGAATCTAGAACTAGAGATTTAGCAGAAAAGAAATTAGGTCTAGCCGCAAAAGAAAGATTAAAAGAACTTTGTACAGGTAAATTTAAAATAAAATCGTTAGGTAAAGGCAAATATGGTCGTATTCTTGGCATACCTTATACTGAAGACGGTAAAGATATTTGTCAAATGCTTATAGACGAAGGTCATGCTGTTGAGTATCATGGAGGTACAAAAACTAAAATCTGGGGAGATTATTAATCTCTTATGGATAGTGTTATCCAATTAATCAATGAAGTAGGTTTTCCTATAGCGGCAGCTATAGGTCTGGGTATGTTTATTTGGAAACTTATAAACAAAATTATCGATGGTATGGAAACAAAAGTAGATGTTTTAGATGAAAAGGTATCTGCTCAGATATCAGAAATAGAAGCAAGATTAGGTCAAAAACTAGATTCACAACACGGTATTTTAGTAGCACTTATAGATAGAGTACGTTCTGTAGACAATGAGATAATTAGACAAGATACGCTTTTAAAGACTATACTAGGAGTACCACAGCTTATGCATACTGACAGGTTAGCAAAAGCTGATAGAGATGACCAAAGGAAGGATTAATGAAAAAAGTATTTTTAACAGAGTTTAAAGTAGGTGATAAAATATACGAAGGTCCCTTCATATATGCTAATACTTTTGAAGAAGCTGATTTAGAAGCAGAAGCTTACGGAGTAGTTATTGTAGGAGAGGCTAAAATAGTTATAGGAATAGATGAAACTGAAGAACAAGAAAGAGTTTTACATTAGGAGGATTGGTTATGGGAGCACGAAAAACACCTGAAGAAGAAAAAGACAAAATAATTTGGGCTGTTTTATTTATAGGAATCTGTTTGATTATAGGTATTTTTGTAGAAAATATTAGAGCAGACCAAATAGTCCACAAGTTTAAATCTCCTAGTTTTAATGGAGTAGGAACATCATCTCATTATCTAACAATAGAAAACCAAGAGTTTAGTCGTAAATTAACAATTAAAGAAGAAATAAAAGCACTACAAGAAGAAATAGAAAGAGAAAAAGAAAACTCTACACTTGCTAGATTTATGCGTAATCTTGAATCAAGAGTTTATGCTGAGTTATCAAGACAACTAGTTAATAACCTCTTTGGCGAAACACCTTCTGATTCAGGTACAATAACTTTAGAAGGAAACACCATAGAATACACAAGTGATGGTGTAACATTAACTCTTAAAATAACGGAAGCCGATGGAACAGTTACTGAAATTACGATACCTATTGGTACTTTTACTTTCTAATTGTTCTACATTAGACCAAATTGAAGATACGTACGAACATAGGTTTCAAAGACACAGTGTAGTAAACATACAAGATTTACAATCTTCAGCTTTACTTGCAGTCGATATTCCAGAAGTTAGTCCTGTAGTTGCTGTTTATCCTACAGCGTTTACAGACCAAACAGGTCAGCGTAAATCTAATTCCGAGTTCGCTTTATTTAGTACCGCCATAACTCAACAACCTAACGCATTACTTATACGAGCATTAAAACACGCTGGAAACGGTAATTTCTTTAGAGTAGTAGAACGAGTTGGCTTAGATAATCTCACAAAAGAAAGACAACTTATACGTTCTGCTAGAGAACAATTTGCTAGTGAAGAAGAAAAGAAAAAACAATTAGCTCCTTTATTATTTGCAGGTATTTTAATCGAAGGTGCCGTTATTTCATATGAGGCTAATTTAGAGTCGGGAGGTGTTGGTGCAAGATACTTAGGTATTGGAAATAGTATTCAATACAGAGAAGACAATATCACAGTTAGTCTTAGAATGGTTTCTGTTGCTACGGGAGAAGTATTATTAGAAGTTTTAAGTCAAAAAACTATTTTTAGTTATGGTAAATCTAATGATGTTTTTAGGTTTATAGAAGCTGGAACTGAGCTAGTAGAAATAGAGTTAGGTAATGCTAGAAACGAGTCTTCTACTATAGCTTTAATGAAAGCTATTGAGGGAGGTGTATTAGAAATAATTAAATTAGGTTACAAAAAAGAATACTGGGTTTTACAAACAAAAGAAAAGAAGGTAGAATGAGTTTATGATGATGAAGAAGTGCACACAGTTTTTGCTATGTCTTGCTTTATTTCCCCTGTACGCAGCGGATAACGAAATATACGTAGACCAGTCTGGAACTGGTGCAAACATAGATTTAGAACAACTTGGTATATCTAATATTATCGGTGGTTTAAACTCCTCTGCAGGGAGTTTAACTGCTTTCGATTTAGATGGTACAAGCATGACTTTAGATATTAATATGATAGGAGCTACTAATAAGTTCTTAGGAGATATTACCGCAAACAGCTTTACTGGTTTTTATGAGTTTACTGGCGGTACTAATGTTTTTACTATTCAAGTAGACCCAACTAATACTTATGGTGCTGATTCATCTAATCAAAATGTTCAAGTTACTGGTAGTGGCAACACATTTACTTTAAATCAAGGCACTACAGCACTAGCTGCAACTTTAGACCTAGACTGGATTATTCAGGGCTCTAACAACACGGTTACATCTAATATTAATATTGACGGTGCTACAAACTATATGGACATAGACGGTTCAGATAACACAATTAATTATACAGGCACAGGTGTTACGGCTTCAGCAGGAGGCTATTTTTATTTAGACCATACAGGCGGACAAAGAACATTTAATATTCAACAACTGAGTATCCAAGACAATGACTGGCTTAAAATTATATCAGTTGGCGGCACTGCTTCTTCTACTGTGTGTGTTGTTCAAAACGACCAAGGCACAAGCACAAGCTGCTGATATTGGGGACATATCTGAACTAAACGGTTCAGCACAAATAGTAAGAGACAAACCATACGACGCTAATTTAAAATTTGCTATACAAAACAACGATGAAGCTATAACTAAAGATGGCAGAATGGCTATTAAGTTTTTAGACGATTCTACCGTTAAACTTACTGAACACTCACAACTTTTAATAGATGAATATATCTATGACCCTGACCCGTCTAAATCAAAGATGGCTCTTACCTTTGGTCTTGGTACAGCAAGATTTATTACAGGCAATTT